CACCACGGGCGACCCGGACACCACCACCACGCCGGATTGTAATTGCGATACGTCAACCACTCTCGGGCAGTGCGGGAACGGATGTGATTGGAAAGCGGTTCCGGTGTGGATGGGTGGTGGCGGGTGGGCTTGGGCCAATACATCCAACGATTGCGCTCCACATTGCCCTTGCCCCTACCCGGATGAAATCCCCGATTGCAATACAACGCATACCAATTGCGTCAATCTCCCACCTACCTTCCCACCTCCTGCGCTGCCATGCCAAGGCGGCTGCCACTTCATTTACACTGCCGTGGGCGGCAACTGGATTCTGATTGACCACGACTGTTCGGAGTTGGCTTGGTGTCACGGGGTATGGGCGTCGAATCAAGGTGACTGCTGCACCTGCGTGTATCCTTCTTACACCGGCCAGGATTGCGAGCAGGCCAGCACTGGCTGCGTAATGCCGCCGGCAAACTCAACAACGCAAGACCCATGCGCCCCATGCTATTCAAGTACCACCACACCAGGCCCAACCACTTCATCGACAACCACATCCTGCAACCCTTGTTCTGCTTGTACTTATCCAGATGAGAAATGCTGCTACAACTATTCCACGGAATGTGAGCAGTGGGTTTTGGTACTTGACCTGTGCGAACCTGAAGGCTGTGTTGATTGCAAGACCTCCCTCGACGACGCCCCACCCTTTACCAGTGGATCAGGATTTACGAAATGCATCCCATGTAGCGGCGTGGCCCCCGAGCCACCTCCAGACCCATGTGAGGAGGAAGGCGCCAAGTGTGACACGGGAACTGATTGCGCAAGATGCAAGTGGAAATGGAGTTGCGATTGTGACCCGCCGGCGTGGGTGGAAATTCAAATGCCTTGTGAAGGGAATTGCCCATGCTCTTATCCGGATTATGAATGCAATCGTTCCTATACAGAATGGGAGCGGTGCGGAAGTGACCCGTCGATGACAATCGAAACAACAGAGGCACCAGTATGCAACCAGGTGTATTCCAATTTCTGCCTCTCGCAGAATACGTCCACCACCCTCGCGCCAACCACCACCACCACCGCAGAACCAACCACCACGGACACCACGATCACAACTTGCGACCCAACCACCACTGCACCTCCGGTAACGCCAGCCCCCACCACCACTGAATGCCCCACATCCACCACCACCACGGCCACATCCACAACTTCAACTTCTTGCAATCCTGCTCCCGGTTGTTCGGAACCAGTTGATCCAAATTACCCATGCGGGAACCCGCCCTTCGATCCCGCGTTTTGGAGCACCTGTTGCTGCCACGGGCCATGCTGCGTCTATGCGAAGAACCCTGATCCGGTCTGCTTCGTTGGCGAAGGCGCGTTCATGAATTGCACCAACAACTCCACCGTCTGGCATTGTAATGCGGAAGGCGGAGCGTGTTGTGACCCGGATGGGGCGGAGGAATGTGATGTCTATTTCTTGGGGGAGGGTTACACTTGCGAAGATTGCCCAGAGGGTTGGACAGGGATTACGTCCACCACCACCACTCCATCCCCCGAGACGGGCGCGTGCTGTTGGGATCATGGTGAGGAATGTACAGATGGTTTGACTTATGGTGCCTGTTCGATCAAGGACGATTCCATTGAATGGCGGCAGGACACCTTCTGCGCCTCGTTTACTTGTCCGACCACCCTGCAACCAGACGAGGGTGCTTGCTGTTACAATTACGGGAGTTGCACTCCACGCGAACAAGTGAATTGCCAAGGGGCAGGTGAATTATGGTATGAGGACAAGCGATGCGACCAGGTGGATTGCCCAACAACCATCGCGCCCGGGGATGGTGCCTGTTGTTACGACAACGGTTCTTGTAACGTCGAGACACAAGTAAACTGCCAAACACGTCCGGGCTTCGATGAATGGCACGATGGCGTCGGTTGTGCAGCGGTGACTTGCCCGCCTTGTGATTGCTCCGAAGAGGCCTGCACTTATATTTGGACATGCGACCCGTTTGATTGCGCGGGGACTGGGAGCTGGTCAATATACGCCCCCGGCGACAACAGTTGCACCGACCCGCCAGGATGCAATGAGACTTGCGAATGTACTCCGCCGTCCTCACCCGGAAGTTCACCCATGGAGCAGGGAAGCGGAACTTGTATAAACATCAGTCCTTAACAAGGAAACAAAGGAGACCAAGCGATGCCGAAACTTACGATTGGAATGGCCCATTTTGATGATTACGATGGGGTCTACTTTACGATTCAAGCGATGCGAATGTATCACCCTGAAGTGATGCAGGATGTGGAGTTTGTCGTTGTGGACAACTCGCCCAACACCAGGGCGGGTCAGCAGATCAAGCACATGTTTGAGGGGTTCGTTAAAGTCGGAACGGCAGGGGCCATCTATCACCCGCTGCCCGATGTCTATGGGACTTCAGTTGCTCGTGACGCAATTTTCTCCGTGGCAACTGGTGACGCTGTTCTTGTTGTTGATTGCCATGTTCTGTTGCCCGTTGGGTCTATCGCAAGACTGGTGAAGTGGTACGACGACCACCCGGACACTCGGGACATCTATTCCGGCCCGCTGTGTTATGATAACTTCCAATCTTATACCACCCACTTCAATGATCAGTGGCGGGGCGAGATGTGGGGGACGTGGGGTTCCACTTTCAGAGGGAACTGCAAGGGGCAGGAGTGTCTCTTTTCTGTTATCGAGGAGGGTATCCCATCCCCGGAAAATCCTTCCCGAGCGAAGTTTGTTTCAATGGACATGGGGCCGATTGAAATCAGCCAGTGCGGTCAGTGCGAACCTTTCCCAGACATGCTATTCGCTGGTCATGCTTTGGAGTTGTTCAAGTTGGGATATGAGTACGCTGGGGAAAGTGATGATGAGGAACCTTGGGAAACACCAGGCCACGGGTTGGGGTTGTTTTCCTGCCGGCGGGATGCGTGGTTGGGGTTCAACAAGGATGCAATCGGTTTCGGTGGCGAGGAACTTTATATCCATGAAAAGTTTCGGCAGGAAGGCGCCAAGTCTATCTGCCTTCCTTTCATGCGTTGGATGCACAGGTTCGCCCGCCCAGGTGGGGTCAAGTTCCCGCTGACCCGCTTCAACAAGGTGCGCAACTATATTCTGGAGTTCAACGAGTTGGGCCGCGACCTCGACCCCATCCACGAGCACTTCGTGAAGTCTGGTTTGATGACGCAAGATGGTTGGGATGAGTTGGTGGCAGACCCTGTGAACACTAGGAAAGACCCTGTGAAGGATGAGGGCTGCGATGGTTGCGGCAAGAAGGTTGGCGGGATTGATTTGAAGAACCTGAAGAACTTCAGGAACGTGGACGAAATATATGACGCACTGAAAAGTATTCCCAGGGATTTGGATCAACACCTCCCGAAACTAAAGGAACTTGCGGAACAATGCGACCACGTCACAGAGTTCTCCCAGCGGCGGGAATCGACGATTGCCTTCCTTGCCGCCAGGCCGACGAAGTTGGTGTCCTACAATACTGAATGGGATCACGTTCAGGAACATGCGGCGAGGTTGTGCGTGGGCGAAACGGAATACATTCACACCGTTTTCCGTTCGCACTTTGTTGATGAAATAGAAGAGACGGACATGCTGTTCATCGACTCGACGCACACCTACGCCTATCTGAAAACCGAGTTTGAGAAGTTCGCCAAACAGGTGAAGCGGTACATTGTGATTCACGATACGCTGCTCTATGGGGAACGCGGGGAAGACGCGGGGCCAGGGAAGCTGCCCGCCATGCGTGAGTTCATGAAAGAGAACCCCGAATGGTCGGTGGTACATCACACTGCGGATCAATACGGGTTGACCGTGATGGGGTGCCAGAAGGCGGACAAGCCCAAACTCCCCACCACGATTGAGATGGCGAAGAACCTAGTGAAGGCGGTGGCCGACCATGTTGCGGACGGTGGTCGCAAAGTGTCGGACGAAACTTTCGAGAAACGGCTGTTGGTTTGTTCAACATGCCCACAACGGGTCGACACCCGTTGCACAGTTTGTGGATGTTTTATTTCCAAGAAAGCATCTTGGAAGGAGCAAGGTTGCCCGATTGGATTGTGGGAACCGGAGACCGATGAAGAAAAGGAGACCAATGATGACTGAACTATACCCTCACGTTGCCGGCTGGTTATTTGATAATGAGTTTCTCATGTTGAGCGAACTCGCGAAGGGGAAAGATGTTTTGGAGGTTGGGTGTTTCCAAGGCCGCTCCACGGTGGCCCTTGCACAGACAGCGAGGCACGTCACGTCCGTGGACTATTTTCACGGGGACGATTATACCGCCTCGGTTGGGCATATTGATTCACCTGAAGTCCGGAAGAAGGTCATGCAGGCATGGGTTGAAAATACAGAGCCATTTGAAAAGAAATGCTCTCTGTTGATGGGGGACATGTACAACATCCTCCCCCTTCTGAAACCGCTGGACTTCCAATTGATTTTCTACGACGCTGATCACACGGCGGAGGCGGTTGGGTTCTTCTTTGCTTGGTTGGACTCGCACACCCTGCCGGACGACACGGTCATTGTCTTGCACGATTACAAACCAGGGCAAGGTGAGCAATGGCAGGATGGATGTGATGTCATGGATGGCTGGCATACGAAGAGCAAGCGCCTCGCGAAGCTGGTCGGTTCCTTGATTACCTTCTCAACGAAACCTCTGCGAATCGATTCGTTCGGGGAGATGGTTCAATGAAAGTATCCTGCTTGATGCCAACCTACAACCGCTGCCCAGACCGGCAGCATCTGGTGGACGAGGCGCTGCATTCTTTTCTCCTCCAAGACTACCCGGACAAGGAGTTGATCATTTGTAATGACACTCCCGGGCAGCAGTTAAATTTCGCTGAGGTGGAGAAGGGAATCGAGTTCTTGCAGCAGGGGGTTCGGGTGTTCAATTTGGAAACACGGTTCCCCACTTTGTCGGACAAGTTGATGTGGATGATTGAACGGGCAAGGGGCGAGGTTTTGTGTCGATGGGACGACGACGATATCTGCCTGCCCCACCGCCTATCATATTCCATGGATAAGCTTGGCGACGATTTGGAATGGCGCCCAGGGAATTACTATTATTGCCCATTCGCGGAAACCATCTACGTTGAACATCCAGGGAATACGCACTGCATGGCTGTCTGGCGGCGGGAGGTTTTGAATGAGATTGGTGGCTACCCACCGAAGGCCAGCGGCTGGGAAGACCAGGCATTCAATAAAGCCCTTCACCGAGCAGGTGTTTCCGAATGGCTGGGCGAGATAATTCCGGCAGAAGACATTTTCTATCTGTACCGCTGGGGTGTGAGTGACCGACACCTATCGGGGAAGGGCGGTGGGACACCGGAGGGGATGCAACGGCATTATGATCATATCGGCATCCAGGAAATTGATAAGGATTTATTCAACCTCGACCCTCACTGGCAGCAGGATTATATTGGCAGAGGGCGAGAGGGTCTGATACGTCACCGCATGGAAACTGACGGTCAGGTAGCGTCATGAAGGGCGGGCCGCAGCCGAGGTGATCAGGGCTTGGTCTCCAACTGGTCGCCTTCGGTTTGCGGCCCGCCTGTTTTACTGTCACCATACCAAGCAGCATAATTGTCGATCATCATTTGCAAATAGTGTTGCGCTTTCTTCAGGTCTTCGATGCCGCCCTTCTGGGGAAAGCGAACAACATACTTCACCACGTTGCCCTGCGCAAACCCCAAGCCAAGACGTTCCACCGCATCCGTAAACTCAATGCGGCCTGACGTGTAATGCTTAGGCGCCGTGACAGGATTATGCGGACGAATTGGTGAACTCCCATCTCCCCAATCTTTCATGATTGCTCCTTTTTATTTGTCCATGCCTGCCTGTTTGCCGCTGCCAATTCCGCTGCCTCGATCGCTGCCGCGCCTGCCTCGATCGCTTCCTCCCGTTGGTCAATTTCGGCTTGGTGCAAGTCCAAGTGATCGGCAATACGTTCAAGCACCCGGATGAGCTTGGGCATGGTTCCATCAAGGAAGGTGCGCCCCCTGCCGGTTTCAAAGAATTCTGGCCCATGCATTCCCATTTCGTTCTCCTAGTTAATTTCCACCAACTTGCCACATTCCAGTTCTGGGATGTGCGTCACCATAATAAACTGAACGCCCATTTCCTCGGACAGGGTTTTCAGCATTCTCTTTGTGTTGTTTCTATAATTCTTGGACAAGAATTTGAACGGTTCATCCAAGATAAGTGTCCGCCGTTTCTTTGGAAGGGACAACACTAGGCAGGCCAGCCGAAGGGCGAAGGCGGCAACATCCACAACACCACCACCCGAGGCGCTAAGGGGGTCGACCTCCAGGTTGTTTCTAACGAAAGACAGGCGGGCGTCTGTTTTTCCCCGCTTGCGTTCGAATGTAATTCGGAACTCATACGGCTGCTCGAAAATGGATTCGAGACACTTGGAAACCACCGCCGCGATCTTGGAGTGGGCCTGTTCCTGAACCTCGGCGGCAATGGTTTGGACAATGGTTTGTGCCTCGCCGGCTCGAAACTCAAATTCTTCTGCGGCAATCATTTCTTGCCTAGCAGAATCGAGTGACCCCTTCGCTGCCCGCTGGGCAACCAGCAACTCATTCATCTGTATCCGGTTCACTGATAACATCTGCCCACCTCTCGTTGAATGTTGTAACAAGCTGATCGTGCTTGTCTTGCTGTTTCGCGTGTTTGGTTTCCATCCGTTTGAGTAGGGCCAGGCCGGACTTCAACGACTTTGCCCCGAACTCTTTTTCGAGTTCAGCACGGACGTGTTGTAAGGCGCCCTCCCGTTGGTCAATTTCGCTGGTGAGGTTTTCCAGTTTCTTTTTGAGGCGTTCGTATTCTGTGGCGTTGGTCATTGTGGAAATATCTCCATGACGATGGCGGTGGTTTCTTCGTCTACATCGTTGTCGCGGCAGTACCGTCGGACGGCAGCTTCGAAATCAAGCGAGTCGTCGCCCAGTTGTTGCAACTGGGAAATGAACTCAAGCAAATCCGCGTCCACGGGTTCGGCCGTCAGGCCGTGCTCCTCCTGTTCCAAGCACTTGTCTTGCTTGCAGTTCACTGCCCACCGTTCAATGGTGCCATCCCCATGCAGCAGCCCAAACGACGGGACACGGTCGGCGTCGTCTTTACTTCTTTTCATGAACCCGCCACTGTTTAAGATGGGTGGTTGCGCCTCTGTTTTATTGATGAGGAACCCCTTGTGGTTATCCCCGAACACCATTGCATCGAATCCGGTCAGCTGACGGATAATCCATCCAGCGATGTGGTCGGCAGAATTTGCTCCAGGATAACTGTCCGAGGGGTCGCTCCAGATGTACTTGTGAACCACTGCCAGGTGGAGGCAGAGGTCGCCTTCCTCACATGGTTTCAGTTGGGCATTCCAAGGGAACCCGTGGAGGACAATCCCGTTCACTTCAATGGGCTTGTCGGGTTCCAAGTTAATGAGTTTCCCTGCCTTCACGAGTGTCCAATATGCGGACTGCTCAATGTCCTCGTAGCGGTGGTGCGGCAAGTCGTGTTGCCCAGGGATGGCATAGGCGTTCGGCAGTTCATCCAGCGCAAAGTTAATGAGGGCCGGCGAGCTGTTCCATTTGTGAAACACGTCGCCGGCAATAACAATCGGGACACCATAATGATCAGCAGCGTCGCCCAGTTCGCGAAGTGGGCGGGCCATCGCCTCGAACCAATCCGGTTCGGTACTGCGGAAGATAGGCGCATGGTCACTCAAGTGGATATCGCTGCACAGGATTAATCTCACATCGGACGCTGGCATGTTGGGCAGACCTCGTAGGTTTCAAGTTCTTGTTGAATTTCGTTTGCTCTTTCTTTTCGTTTCGCCAGGACTTCGGTTTCGCTTATTAGGTCATCGGTGTAAGACCGTAACCGCCTCACATAATAATCGTGATCAATTATTGTTTCGACGGATTTCTGAAGGGCCGTAATATCGGCAACCAACTTCCGGTCTTGTTCAACCTCCTTGGAGTAACGGCTCGCGTCATGAGTCAAGGCTTCCAAGCGAATCTGGCTCTCTGTGCTGGCCTCTAACGCAGCTGCGCCTGCCTCTAGGTCTACCAACTCGCCGTTCGCTTCGACCACCCACGCCAAGTCCTCTTTCTGTTTCCGGTAATGAAGGAACCGTTCCTTGGTCGACTCAGCTTCCCATTTTGCCTTGCGCATCGTTTTGGAAGTTTGTGCCAGGGCAGCATCGATAATTCCCAGGTCAACGATTTGATTTAAGTTGCGTGAAACTTGGGCAGCGGATTCGCTTAACCAGAAGGGGGCGTCGTGTTGGGACTGGAAATTGATTTCCCCCAACTGCAACACGTTTTGAATTGATTCAGGAACGTCGTTTCCGAATGCGCGGTATTCTTTCCCGTCTAGGTGATAGGTGTTTTCCTTGCCTCGTGTGCGAGTGATTTTGTGGCTGCTGGTTTCAATACGAACGGTGCAACCTTTTTGACCCTCGCGGATAAACTCGGTGCCGACTGGTCGGTTGAACACCACCCAAGACAACGCCCGAAGGAGGGCGGACTTGCCGGCATCGCTGGGGCCGATGATGGTGGTCACGCCCTTATCAAATTCGATGTCTATCTTTTTGTGGTTTTGGAAATTCTTAATTCGTAAGCGAGTCAGCATGCGTTACTCCAAAGGGCGTTGTTGAATTTGATGGTGCGCGTCTTTTTCAAATTTGCTTTCAATCTCTTCTCTTAACCTCAGAATTTCTTCTAGCAATAAGGGGTCTGAATCTAGTTGGTGGAGGTGGGCTTTGATGGGCGCTAGTTCCTCCGCCAGGAGTTGCTGTGTCTTGGTTAAATCCTTGCGGAGGTTTCGAATTTCCAGCGAGTGGATACTGATAGAAGTTTGGGCGTGATTAACCTGCTGGAATAGCAACAGGGCAAGACCGGCAACCACCGTCGCAATGATGGAGGAAACCGTGGTGATGATTATTGCGTCCAGCAGCCGGGTTTTCGGTTTGGTTGGTTCCTTCATCGTCCTTCCCAATCTGTTAAGGTGCTTCGGATTTTCAATTGTGATGTTCCTGTTTTCCAATCCTCCCACCGCATCATCACGCAGCACGGTTCTTGCCCGAGGAAGTAACGGTCGCAGAAGGTGAACCGCATAATGGGGGCGGGTTCGGTTTGGAAACTGAGGGACTTCACCATCTTGGCATAGAGCAGTTCTGGCATGTAGACCAAGGGGTCACGCCGGTCTCGTTGGTGAACCAACAACCAGCCACACGACCCAGCGTCTAAGTGACTGCGCACTGCTTGTTCGTACCACTTTGTCCATTGCTGTTGTGCTCCGGCTGTCTTCACATCGAAGGGGTCTTGGATGGTGAATTTGCTGTAACCACGTTTCAGTTCGATGGTGACAAAGTCCATCAGGGGGACACCACTTGGGCAAGTGGCTGCCACGTCACCATACTGACCGGCCGTGGTTTTGCCCAGGGCAGCTCGAACGGTTGCCCTGCCTCCAGAGTTACTGGAACGCCAGAAGATATCGTCACGGCCATCCCGATCACAGTCCCACCACCGTGACAGGTCTTTACAGAACTCCCGTTCAAATGAAGAACCCTTCGCCATGCCTTGCCCCTTCCTACTTGCTAAGTTCGGCAACCACCCAAGCCAGCGCCCCACAACCAGCGGTCAGAGTAATCAACATTCCCCACCACCTCAACGCCCCCTGCCGTTCCTTTTCGTGTTGTTCGTAAGTCATTTTCCACCTCCTTGTGGTTGTTTTGCATGCCAGATGTCATGACTGAACTCATGCAAAATGTCATGACATCTGGCATGCAAAATGTCATGACATCTGGCATGCGGGTCTCAGGTTGTTTGTCATGACTAAACTCATGACATCTGTCATGACATCTGTCATGACTGACTCATGCAAGATATCACCTTATACTCGGGAGATAAACGTGTTTCCACAATGTTCGACAAGCCCCCTAGTTGCCCGTCTAAGGCACTTTCGACCCTTAAACCCTTGGTCATGCGGGAAACTGGGAAAACCCCCCAGATCGCGAATTATGGGTTTTGATGGTATGGCGAAACCCGTTCCACCGAACACTCTTTTTCGATGCTGTCCCAGACCTCGGCCACCACCTCCGCCAAGTCCCCGCCCAGGTGGTTATCTTGGATGAACTGAATCAGTTTCTCGCGTCCCAGTTCCTCGTCAAAGTCATGGGCTTCAATTATGTTTTTCTTTTTGGGCCAATGTTTTTCCGCAACCAGGTAATCAATGCAACTGCCCACCTCGTCGATTCCGAATGAATGGTAAAGCGGCAGCTCGACCGTTCGGAGGCGCCCAGTGAAGCGGTTCTTTTTCACTTGGACTTTACAGACAATCCCAATCTCCCGTTCCTTGCCACGCACCGTCCGCTTCATTTTGCTTTTGATGGACGACCAGATTTCCAAGGTTGCGTAAAACCGAAGGGCGTGTCCGCCGCTTCTGCTTTTCTTTTCAAAACCGAATCCCAGGTTGTCCCGTGTCTGGTTTATGATGATCAGGATGGACTTCGACTTACGAAGGGCCGGCATAAGTTTGCGGAGGTTGGAGGAGTTTTTCTTTGCCTTGCCATCCCCATAACTGCCGGTCGTTACCTTGCCTGCCCGGGAGGCGGTTTTCTCTTCCTTGAATTTGTCTTGTTCGGAGGCGCTACTTAGCGAATCCATTGAATCCAGGATATAGATAAACGGTTCGTCCCGCCCCACCGCATCGTCCAAGTGGTAATAGAAATCCTCAATCGTTTCGCTGTGGATGGGAACTATCCCTGCCCCAGAACCCTTGGCGCCAATGTCCATTGAGTCGGGTGGTTCCATGCGTTCCGCCACCCCCTTGCCGAAGAACCGTTGGATGTCCATCAGCGCACCGTCCTCGGCGTTGTCGTAGATGAAACGGTAGTCCTTGAATTCGGGATTGATACTTGCCTCGGCAAGGCAAGTAAGAGATAGCCAGGTTTTGCCCGAGGCGCTGTCCCCCACGAGGAAGTGATATTTGCCCTTGGCAAATCCACCACGGTAGTCACCGCTGCACGCTAGGTTCAACAAGGTGGAGCCCGTGGACAGCAGGTCGGTTGGCAAGACAGGCGGATCGTTTTCTGATTTCATTCGCAATGCCTTTTTGATGTCTTCTGTTTCATTCATGGCATAATCGAAAACCCACCTCGACCGCTGGGATTGAACAACGGCCGAGGTGGGTGGGACTCAAAATGGTGGACTGTTTAGCTCAGTCGTCCCATTCTTCATCGTCCCAATCTTCGTCCTCGTCCTCGTCGTCGTCCACGTCCTCGTCCACGGCTTTGCCAGCCTTCGCCTTCGCCGGTTTGTCGTTGGCTGGTTCATCAGCCACCTCCTCCTCGGCTTCTTCCTCCAACACCTCTTCGTCCTCGTCCTCGTCGTCGTTGGTTTGAAGGAAAATGGCCTTCAGCTTGCTGTACGCCTCGACCTTGATCAAGTCGTCCAGTGAGGGGAGGTCTTCAAACAACTCGGGGTCGATCGGGTTCTTGCGTGGTTTGAAGTCAACCGTTTCAACTTCATAAAACGCCCTCCCGCCAAACGACCGTTCTGCGATTCCCAATCTCAAAGTCAAACCCTCATCTGGATCAAAGAACATTTCAAACCCATCATCCTCATCTGAGTTCTTAATTCTTGCGTCCAGTTGTTTGCCGAATAGATACCAACTAATATCCCACAGCTGAACACCCTTCTCGGGTTCGTCGTGGTCTATCACGTAAAACAGTTGTCGTTCCTTCGGTCGGAGGCTTTTGATAAGTTCCTCGTCTGCCTCCGGGTCGCGTCGCAGCTTGGCCAGGTGTTCGCAGATGGGACACTTTTCGTTCGTTGTCTTTTCCCTGCAAACATAGGCGTCCCCATTCGGCCCAATCCGGTGAACCCAGAATGTCCTTTCATAGTGCAACTCACCAGCGTCCGCAAAACGACTGGACACCTTCACCGTATAGGGCAGGATATCAATCCTCTTGATGCCAGATGCTTTGAGGGCAAAGTATCCCATCCCTTCGGGCGTTGTTGTTGTCGTTCGTTCGTACCCTTGCGAGTGGGCCTCAGCCCGTCGTTTGGCCGACGCCAACTTTCGTTTCTTTTTCTTCTTTGTCTTTGCCATTTTGACTCTCCTAGTGTTAAGACCGTTTCCGACGTACAGACTGCTTCTCGAGTTCAGTTATTGCTTCCTTGGAGGTTGGGTCTTTGGCCCGCGGGGAGGAGAAGTAATCCTGCCCATGCAAGCTAACAAGATTTTCCAAGGCGCGTTTCCTGTGATCCAATGTTGTGACGGCAGCTTGCAGGATATCGACTTGATGTTTCAGGTCGATCACCTCCGCTTGGCGCTGCTGGTATTTGTCCTGAATTATAATCGTAGACGAAACCACGTTTTCGGTGATTTTCTCTAAATTAAATTGCCCAGGTTCGCTACGAATATCTCTGTCCAATTCTGCCTTGCACAGTTCCAACTCTGCTTTTTCCTCCTCGAGGTGTTGCTTGGCGTTCGCCAGCTTCTTCGCATACTTGTGATAGAGGCGTGGTTGGTTCAACCACATTTCATCCAAGTTATGTTCGTCCATGTTCAACAAGTCGTCGTCCATTTGTGTCTCCTTGTTAGGTGTTAATAACTTCCCAGCACGCGGCGGTCAGTCCTGTCTTTTTCGTGTCGTAGAAATTCTCCCGAAATGCCTCAATGATTAGATAGGCACGGCCAGCCTGTTGCCCCCCTTTCAACAAAACAGAATTCGCGTAACCAAGAACCATCCAGCGCAAGGACTCGGGGTCTTCTGTTACCTTGCCCAGGATAGCCGCCACCTCCTTCCAAACGGTGTTCGGCCGAATGAGCAACCTCGCTAATTCAATGGCCTCCCGCTTGGCATCGCTATTTGCGATGGATTGGAGTTGGTCTTCCTCGTTGCCCAGGTGACGAACTCCATCCAGTAAAACCAGCAGCCGGCGCGGGGAACCTTCCCCGTGTTTCATTAAGCAATCCATCACGTCGTCGGTGATGTTTATTTCTTCCCTCTCACAAATTAATCGCAGCAAATCCGTGGCCTCTAAAACACCCAGCGGCCTCACCTTGAACTCGGTGCATCGCGTCCGGATGGTGGGCAACAGTTTCTGCGGGTCGGTGGTTGCCAGCATGAAGTAAACATGCCGAGGCGTGTCCTCCAGGATTTTCAGGAAGGCGTTCTGTGCTTGGGTGGAGAGTTGGTGCGCCTCGTCAATCAACCAGACACGACACTCCCCGCTCATGGGCGCCAGGTTCATTCGGGAACGGATGTCCCTCACCATATCGATCCCACGAAAGTCCGCGCAGTTCACTTCTGCGAAATCCGGGTCGCCGCAATCCAACTTGTTTCGCATGATGCGTGCGAGGGTGGTCTTGCCGCATCCACTTGGGCCGCTGAACAGACTGGCATGGGGGAACTGGGATTGGCGAGTCATGGATACCAGTTGTTCGGTCACTGTCGTGTTGCCCACAATTCGCTTGAAAGTCATGGGTCGGTGTTTCTTGTATAGTTCCATCTAAATTTCCATTTCCTTTTTCTCATGCCACGTCCCATTCACGGGTGTGACTTCTGCCTCCACTTCCAGCGGAGTGATTATCCACGGCCACGCTGCCCGCAAGTCTTCCGTCATTATTTGTTTTGCGGTGGTGAGGTAGGCACCCAACTCATCCTCATGGACATCCCCCACAATACTATCGTGAATCTGCCCAACGATTTTAGAACGCATCCTGTTTTTGCCAAGCCATTTGTTGAGGCGGATAAGCGACCACAGCAGGCAGTGAAACGCTGACCCTTGAACCGGATAATTGATAACGTCGTTCCGCCCATAAACGCCATCGATGCGAAACCCTGTCAGGGTTGTGAACCCACCTTGTCGCAAGTATTTCTCCCACCACTTTTTCTTCCATGCATCATAAACTTGGAACCGCTCTCCCCAGAAATTCTTCTCCACGGATTTGATGTGGTGTTCAAACGTCCCACGACGAGGGGGTTGTTTTGGATTGCAGGCGCCCAGGGAACTGATCCCGTTTTCACGCAGGTGGTCTTTGAGTGGGGTGTCCTCGATACGGTGGTTCATCTTACCGATGGCCTCCCACAACGCCCGGGCGTTGTTGATGTAATAGTCGCCATAGAATTGTGGGAAGACGAACATATTCTTTCCGCAATACCGCATCCACTTAGAGACTTGAGTGGGGTGGCACTTGTAACACTCCGCCGCCATGTCCCGATGCATATCCTTGGAAGGGTCTTCAATATAGGAAACCATTGACGGGTCTTTGTGGTAGCAGGCAGCAACCCGAACCTCGATGCCGCTGTAATCAATTTCGACAATGTGGTGGCCTTCACGTGGTATGAAGCAACGACGAATCACCTCGCCCATCCTTGGGTCGCGAATAGGGAAGTTCTGGAAGTTGGGGCTGTCCGAACTGCTGCGGTAGGTTTGCACGGTGTGCAAGTTGAACACGGGATGCAAGTAACCATCACAGACCTCCCGTTTAATGCCCGCCAAGAAGGTGTTCCGAACCTTCTTTATCTTTTCCAATTCCAAGTAGCGGACAACAAACGGCTCATCAATGTTTTCAAACGAGGAACCGTCTGTCTTGGGCCTGCCGGTCTTTGTGAAGGAGGAACACTTATGCCCCATGATGTTGAATAGGATGTTCCCAAGCTGCTCCCGGCTTCCCAGGTTTGCCCGGGCGCCGTATTCCCGCCGCCAGACACGGTAGACCTCCATCCCTCTTAATTCGGCCTCCCCTGCTGCGATCTGCTGGCCTATCTCTTCGGACGTGGTGTTTAGATACTCCACATCAACCCGCATTCCATTGGCCTCGACGTTGGCCAGCGCAATGCAGCCATCGTGAAGCAATCGGTAGGCGTCAGCGGTGGTTGGTTTCATGGCAGCGGGTGTTCCAGGATTTCCATTTGTTTGATGGCGACCTTGTACTGCAACAGGGAATCGAGTCCGTTGTAAAGCAGCAGGTCTTTCGTTTCGATTAGATCAATCTGGTTGCTCTCCTGCCCCCTTATCCCCTGCAAGAACTTTTTGATGTGACCGTCGTAACTTGGTGCGCCCAGCAAGGCGAAGGCTTGGAACTTTATACTCGTGATTCCCGGTTGGTTGTCGATCACATGGGCTGCGAGCATGGTGTCCCAGTACCAATTCCGAACTCGATGGCCGAGGTGTCGCCGTGTCCAACGGTCTTCGAATTTCAAGTTGCAGCCAATCTTGGGAAGTGGGGAACGCAGCAGTTCACCCACCGCTGTGACGGCGTCCCCATGCCAAGGGAAGGCGATGGTATGTTTGCCCCTCCAACAGACACTAGCGGACACAATGCGGGATTCTTTGTTGTCTGGTTTGATGCGGTCTGTTTCGTAATCAAAGGCCACCGCCCCTCCCCGTTTAATCATCTTGCGAATTTGGGCAGCAGCTTTTCTTGGTTCTTGGACAATGGTTATTTCCTTGCGGTAATCCGGAACCGTGTCCCACGGTTTGCCATCGTGTTTTAATGCGTTGGCAATATGTTTGTTGAAATGGATTCGGAGGACTGGCGCTTTCATGTGGTTGCTGTTGATGGCGTGGTTCACATAGGCGGGCGAGTACGAAGGGCAGACCCACGCATTTAATTCCTGGCAGGGGATTTGCAAACCGAACCACCGATTTGAAACGCCAATGCTCCCCTTCCAGATATAAGGAAGTAGCGACCCCACGCCAGCGGTTCCCAAGGGGATGATCACATTGGGTTGGAGCGTGTTGATTGTCTTGATAAGGTTGGGTCGGCAGTAGTCTATCTGATCGGGGGTGGGCGGCTTGCCTCCGGTATGGCAGATCAATGCGGTTGTCACCCAGCAGTCCCGTAAGATATCTCCCGAGCATTTCCGAATGGCTGTTTCCAGTGGCAGGGAACTATTCGGTCGGGACAACAACCGCCCAGCGGTGTCGTCGTTATCACAAGGCGCCTCGTATACAATCAAAACCTTCCGCTTGCCTTGCCCCACGGGTTCAAGTTTGGGGGACTGGCATTTCTTATACAGACCACATGCCCCGCATTTAGGAATGAGGCTTGTGGGTGGTTTTGAATCAAGAACGGAACTTGAAAAGAACCCGCTCATGCGTTGTCCGTTTCGTGAATGCTTAGGCTGGTGACGTAGACAAAGTTCCCACCATCCACCTTCAGTCTATCGGATGTGATTTCACACTCGTTGTGACGGGACACAAGGTCGGCCAGCAGCTTCGGTGAGATGCGGAAGCTTAGGCTGCTCCCCTTGTACTTCAAATTCTTAACCTCTGTGAACCACCCGAAGTTCCCCTCCCCACGGATGCGGAGTTTGCCGGACTTCAACTGGATTGTCACTTGGTTGTCGTCGGTGTTTTCCGAAGAGAAAACCTCTGCCTTTTCCACCGCTTCCACCAGGCCAGTTGGCAAGGTGGTGGGTTCCCCCTTGAAGTTAATGATGGGAGTTAGGTCTGGGAAGTCGCTTGCCTCGTCGACGTAGCGCCGGCAGGACAACGTGAGGCCAGTTGGGTTGCGGAAATGAATCCAGGTTTCCGTTTCACAGAATTGGGTCATGCCGAGTTCGACGATATGTTTAATGCTGTCCCGCCTCACCAGGGTTGATTCTTTTATGGTTGTCTCCAACGTGTAGCGGGAGACTTGGAAGTTGTCGCTCGCTTCGATGTGGTGTGGAGTAAGGTGGAGGCACGTCAGGCGGAATTGGGACTCGTCGTCGCCGGCGCATTGGATAACAATTTGAACAGCGTCATTGAATTCTTCTGGCAGGTCTTTCCATTCGTCTGGCTGTTCAATGCGTTCAATGGGTAGGAGGATTTCCTGCTCCATTCGGATGCCAGCTTTTCGTCTCTTGCCTTCAATTATGAACTCCTCCTCGGTGCCAGTTACGCCCACCATGTCCTCGGGCAACTTCCGAAGGATACCAAGCAACGGTTCCGCTTGCACTGCGCCGCTCATTGTCAAAACGCAATCCTGCTTGCACGCTATTTCGTCGTTGTAAGTTTGGACAGTCCCGTTCTGAAAGACGAAGCAAGAGGACTGTTCCATGACCTCCCGGGAGGACAGCCCCGCTTGCACGGACTCGAGTTGTTGTAGAAGTTTCTCACGGTTGACTTGCTGGGTTGTTCCCATTTGTGCTTCTCCTTATTGCAAGAACCCGAACCCCTTGGGGCGGGTGCTTTGGAATGGTTTGAGTTCAATTTGTTTTCGTGATTCCTCAAAGAACAGCAGGTTGGCAACACGGCGGTGAGTATGGTGGGTCACAATGCCCTTCGTTTCCTCTACGGGTTTCCCCTCCTCATCGTAATGCCATTCGCCCAAGGGTATGTCGAGGAACTCCAACCACTCCTCTACGATTTGCCGGTCGCCTTTAGTTAAGTTGAGGAGGTGGTATGGCGTTTTGATTTTGGGGGACTCGAACGACACCGAGATGAGATACGGTTGCCGGTCGAATACAAACTGGCCCCCACGCTTGTGCGGGACAAGGAGGTTGCCATAGGCGCCCATCTTCGTCCAACTGGTCGAATCAACGGAGTGCCAGGGATACGATGTCATCATATTAAATCCTGTGACACCGAACCCATGCACGTCCACCGCCGGCAGTCTGTCCTTTGTATCACAAATGATATTGAAGCAGCGGTCGACCCAACCTTGGCAAGAGTCTTGCATTACACTGCCCACAAGGCCACCGAGTCCGATGTATTCGTATCCCTTTTTCAAGTAGCGTTCCAAGACACTCATTGGCGCCTTGTAATGAACAACGGGAACAGGCGTGAGGCCACGCTTCTCCAGTTCTACTTGGTTGCGCCAGGTAAGCTTGTGGGATGTTTTGTCCTTGGGCGCCTTGAGTTGGCCTCGGAAGGGAAGCACGTCGATGTTGGCATAGTGGTCAATCCCCTGCTGGTACTTGTTAATGAATTCGACGTACGAATCAACGTACGACCAGAATTCATCCGTGTCGTAGAACTCCCATTCCCCGCAACGGTTTTCCCTTGCGAACTCCTCAGCCCGTGTCCACAAGGTGAACGACCCGGAATCAAAGAAATGGCAGGATGGAACGCCCACTGGGATGTCCCTTGTCTCTAGGTGGGCGATGTCCTCCGGCCGAACCCCCTCCCGAGGTTGCCACGGTGGCGAATTGCGGCGGCTAATCTCATCCAGGATTGCTTGGAACCGTTTGGTGGGGCGCCCGCTGCCTACCATGTCATGGAAGGTCAGCATGAGAGTTGCGTCGTCGGCGAGTGTGATTTCGGGATTGCTCCTGCTGCCCTCCCCGGAATAGAAAATGATCATGAGGTTACTTTCGAATCAGCGCCATAAACTCGGCACGCACTTCCGGTTTGCGAAACACCCCCGACAAGGAGGACGTCAGCATGGTCGCGTTCTGTTTCTTAACCCCCCGTGCCACCATGCACAAGTGCTGTGCCTCCAACACGCAAGCGCTGCCCAGGCATTTGAGATGCAGGTCAAGTGCGTCTGTGATTTGCTGGCAGATGCGTTCCTGAATTTGTAATCGCCGAGCATAGATTTCTAACAAGCGGGCCAACTTGCTAATCCCAATGATCCGCCCGTTGGGGATGTAAGCAATGTGCGCCGTCCCAAAGAACGGGATCATGTGGTGTTCACAGGTAGATTGAAATTCAATCCCACGCAACACCACCATCTCATCACTCGAGTCGTTTTCGAATGTTTTGAATACGCTCTGGGGGTCTTGGTTGTAACCGGCAAACAACTCCCCATAAGACTTCACCACCCTTGCCGGTGTTTCCAACAACCCTTCCCGTCGTGGGTCTTCACCCAAGTATTCAAGGACGCGGACAATGTTTTCCTCTGGGCCGGTTTCACCCGACATCCTTTCCCAAGGAAACTGAACCCACTCCTGCCCGAGGTTGCTGTCCAAGTGGGTTTTGTCCACCAGGGCATAGAAGGGTTTCTCCGGATACAATTCCCGGAACTTTTTGCGGGTGGCACCCGAGTCAATGATGTCGTCGATGAACAATTGCGCCTCCTCTGGCGACTCCACCAGTTCCATGCCACCACCCGTGAACGTCCCATCTGTTAAGAGATGCGGGTGCTCACCGTACATTTCTGATTGAACGGCCAGCGCGGCAGGGATACCACCTCTCGGAATTGGGTAGGCGCGCAGGAACGAGGTCTGCCCCTCCGCGGCGGTGGCGACCCGACCAGGTGCCTCGAGGCACATTGTGTTGACAAGGCGTTTCGCCTTCTGTTGTATGTCCGTCCATGACAGTTCAATCATTGGGTGCTCCATTCTTCCTTCGGTAGTATAACTCGGGATTCATATTCAATCGGGTCATCGATTTCGTTGTTGTGGAATGCTTCCAGGCGTTCTTGGCAGGCGCCACATTTCCCGCATGCCACCTCTTGGTCTTTGTAACACGTCCGGGTCAAGTTGTAGGGAACGTCATGTTGGTATCCCCACGCAATGATTGAGGTCTTGTCGCCTTGCAGGAAGGGGGCCATGAGCCGGACGTTCCCGTCTGTCCCGTGGTGGATGGCAGATTGCATGGCTTGGAAGAACTCTGGCCGGCAGTCCGGATAGATTTGATGGTCGCCAGAATGTATCCCCAACCAGACTTCATTCGCCCCAAGGTTCCAAGCCACCCCAGCCAACACGGCAGAGAAAATTATGTTCCTCCCAGGGATGACGGTTTGCGTCATGTTTGCCTGCTCGTAATGACCTTCCGGAATATCCCCTCCCGAACTCATTAAATTGGAATTGAAGTTCGCCATCAATTCGTTCAGGGACATTAGGGTGAAGGGGACGTTGTAATGCTGGGCAATCTTTTCGGCAGCGGCGTTCTCATAGGGGTTGTGCTTTGACCCGTAACAGAACCCAATGCACTCCACCTCCATCCCTGCCGCCAGCGCGGAGGCAAGTACCGTGGTCGAGTCCATGCCCCCACTCAAGGAAACGATTCCCGTGTCAACTCGTGCCATTGCCCTCTCCTTATTCCAGTCCAATAAACTTGTGCGTTTGAAGGCACAGCAAATAATCAAATCGATAGCATGATTCCAAGGCAGCTTCAACGTGTTTCTGGTTCAGCTCTGGGTCTTGTTCATCCATTGGCTGGATGTAGATGGTGGACAGCGATTTGGCAAGATGGAGGTCTGGCGGCCGCGCTGGGGGCATGCCTCCAAGAGTTACGGTCGGCAACCCGTCCTCCTCGTCCACGAAGCCAGCAGCCAGAACATACTTCAACGCATTGATGTGAGGCAGCAACTCGGGGTGAATCTTGGGGGTCTTGGGGGAGCAAACAACAACCACCTTTTCCCATGGAATGTTGTCGCGGTACAACACCCCATTCGTTTCGATTTGGACTCGGTAGTCAGCGGCCAGTAGCGCCACAATCATCGGGCCGATGTTTTGGCGGATGGGCTCGCCGCCGGTCAAGACGACCAATCCTGACCGACGGGTCGCCCGCACCAACTCAACCACTTCACTCGGTGAATACATTGTACGGGAACTCGTGTAATCCGTATCACAGAACGGGCATTGAAGGTTGCAACCAGCCAGGCGAATGAAAACAGAGGGCGACCCAATTTGTGGCCCCTCGCCTTGGATGGTCAACCAGACTTTCACGATGTCGACATGCCCATCGTTCGGGGGCGCATATCCTTCGGTTGGTTGGCTGTTCACTTCCATCATTCTGTCCTTCGGCGATAAGTAGCCGAGTTGTTTTCAGTTTCAATGCACGTCACCCGTGTGACGTAAACACGCCCCTTCGTTTCGGCAGCGACAAAGTTGTTCACCATTTTCAAAACGTGTCTGGCAAACATTTCGCAGCCGACATGCGGCATGGTTCGCAGTTGGATAATCCCTTCCTTGTCCAACTTCATAAAGGCGTTCAGTGCTGGGTCGTCCTCTGCCACTATTGTCGTATGATCAAAGAAGTCCGCGAGCTGCTTTTTCAGTTCGCCTGCCCCTCCGAAATCCATCACCCAATTCTTGTAATCCAGCCTCCCCTCAAATGTAACATCGAAGGCCAGGGCGTAACCATGTAAGAACCGGCAGTGGGACATATCCGCTCGCCACTGTCGGAAACAAGTGCTGAAGCCCGCAAATCGTTTATTGCTCTGCCACATGAAATCGCTCATGTCATCCTCCTCATAATTTGATTGCCCAGGTACTCCGCCACCTGCGGAACGACTGAGTTGCCTAGCGCTTTAAGTCTGTCCACCCGTCCGGGAAACCCATCAGATACTCTATCCAATTCGGATTCAGTGGCCCACCAGCCACTGCGTTCAGTGGAAGCGAGTTTCTTGCATATTGACTTGGGCCGGCGTTGTTGGCCGAGTCCTGCACCGTCGGTGTTGGTAGCAATGACGAAAATTCTGTCCCTCTCATGAGGCGCACCAAGGGCCGACGCTGGTATGCAATGCCACTCCGCATCAAACCCGAGCGCGGCCAGTTCCGAGAGTACTATTCCCAACCCCCGACCAAGTAACGCCGATACGTTTTCCAACAAACAGATTCGGGGTCGGAGGTGTCCAACCAAGCGAATGACTTCATAGAACAGCGCGCTCCTTTCCCCCTTGAGCCCTTCTTTATTTCCTGCGATTGAAATATCTTGACACGGGAAACCCGCACAAATTAAATCCACAGCCAGGTGCTCCTCTGCCCAGCTTGCCGGCGGGAAGGTGGTCACGTCGTCCCACCTCCTCACGTCTGGCCAATGCTTCTCCAACACTCGGCGGCAGAAGTCGTCCAGTTCTACTTGCCATTTGATTTGAAACCCAGCGCGTTGAAGACCCAAGTCCAGCCCGCCCACTCCAGCAAACAAACTGCCCACGGTAAAATCATTCACTCGGCCATTTCTCCGCGAGGGTTTCGTTGACATTTGTTTCATTGCCTTCCACCAGGGAGGTGAACCACCCCAGCCATCGTCCATACTTCCCTGCCTTGTGGCTAACCAATTTCACCTGCCCTTCTGCGTCAGCTGCCTTGTCCAATAAATGCTGAAGGCGCTTGGTCGCCACGGCGAAATCTGGCTCCCCACGTTCGGGCGTGTCCACGCCCAGCAGGCGGATGCGTTGTAGTTGTTGCAGGTTGAACCCATAGTCCACCAACACGTCCACGGTGTCCCCATCCACAACCCGCACCGGCGTTACTTTGTAGCTGTACGACCAGCCCCCATCCTCTTCCGATTCTTCATCATAGAATTTGTCACAGTGGGGGCAGATATAGAGTTGGTGAACCATGTCCACCATGCCAGTATAGCAAGTGGGGCAGAAGGCCATTGGCAGAATGCCGAAGTTGCCGGCGACGCCTCCTTCTGTTTCCAGATCGAAGTCGCCTTTGCATGCTGTGCAGTTTGTCATTTTGAATCCTTTCACCAGGGAAAGCCCCCAAGGCAGGAGAGGGAATGAAAACTCTCCACACCTTGGGGGCAACACCACTTCACTTCGCCTTACTCAATCCAGTATCCACCCTCCCCCTTCGACACGACGATTTGCTTGTCGGTCTTCAGGCGGCTGGGGACTTGGATGTTAATGGTCGACATCATCCCCTCCGCTTTCCTGTCCGGGAATCGCTTAACCAATCCCTCGAGGATGGTCGGCTTGTCCACGGGCTTCTTCTCCGTGGCACCATTGAGGCATTCGATGATGGTGGCAATGACGCCAACCTTCTTCGGTGCCTTGCCGTTGTCCTCGGCGGGTGCCTTGGCGGGTGCCTTGGCAGCGGACTTCGGTGCCTTCTTGGTTGCCTTCTTGTCGGGGACGTCAGCCACGTCCACGCTGTCCTCATGGGCAACCAAGTCCACGCCATCCCCATCGTCCAGCGCAGTCAGAATCT